TTACAAGTTGTGAACCCCCCTAGCTCGACAGGGGTCGATACCTGTGCTACCCTAGCCTTTGGAGCCCCCTAAGTATCGCGCACACGCACACACGCGATGTGTAAACGCGCCCGATACTAGCACGTATCTTGCGTGCTCACGTACCATGCCACCTTGGGTACGCACGCGCACGCATGATATAGCTATATCAAACAAGCACGAGGGCGATTAGCACAGGCGCATGATCATGCTTGTACCTGTAGCTATGTGGGCTCATCGACCGCGCACGCGCACACGTGCACACACGCGCACGCACACACGAGAGGGTACGGGGGACGACCCCAACTCTGGAAAAAAATATTGAACTTATGGTCCACGGCTACAAACAAAAAGGAGGTATGCAAATTGACCCACCTGCGCGATTGGAAATCAAACAACGCACGGGCCTATTTCCTCCAACACCCTACGGCCAGTATCTCCCAAGCAGCTAAATCGCTCGGTTTCTCCAATCGAACCTGTGCCGAAGCTCGTGCCCTCTTAGCCTCCCAAGGTCTTGTCCAAGCGGGGGCTGAACGGTCAAATAAGAAGAAACGCCCCTCTATCTTAAATCCTCCCCCGGCTCCCGGGATGATCGGTATCCCAGATCTACCTCCAGACGAGCCGGATACTCTACTCGACGACTCTACCCTCCGTGCCCTCGCGGACCCGTCCGCCTCCTTTGATGATCTCAACCTAGACGATGACGAGACCCGCAAGAAGCTGCTACACGAGGTGAAGAGGATCGCATTCTCTCCTGCGACGAACCCTGATACACGACTCTCAGCTACCCAAGTATGGCTTAAGCTCAAAGATATGGCCAAGAGTCGTGACCTCGGTCCCGGCAAACCTCTCACCCGTGTGGCGGCAGTAGAACGTCTAGTCTCACTCCTTCGAATGGTAGGCCCGGAACTTTCCCTCGCAGCTATGTATGATGCTTTCAGCGTAAAGGAGCCAACCAGTGAGGAAGCGAAAACTAACCAAGGTCCGCCTACTGGCGGAACTCAGGAGCCGCCTCTCTCGTCCGGACACGAAGATCCGACTCAAGCGCCAATCGATCTGCGGTCAATCGACTTGGATGGAAGATTGGAACAACTCGACCTCTTCGGTGGTAGTGACCAATGTGGAACTACTCCTCGACCCGAGGCGGGATGGTCAAATCCGTCTAGTGATCCACGAACTATTACATATCTGGATGGCGGAACACTTCCAACTCCACGACCGGATGGTCTATGAGCTTGAAGAAGACGCGATCTGTGGGTGGGAAAAGCTCTTATTCCTCTACTTAAGTGCTCCAGCCCACGCGAGGGAGCTAGACAATTGGGACCGGGCGATCAAACGGAAGCTCGGGAGTCTATAATGGATATCTCACACAACGAAGTCCATATCTTTAACGCCCACAATGGTCATATCTACTCTTCAGACTGTTGGTGCGAACCTAATCGGATCCAGTGGAGGACCAACTCACTCGGTGTTACTGCCCTGATCGTCGAACATAACGATCCAGAACCTACCGACCTCCACCACTCAGGGGTAATCTACGCACGGGACCAAGCCGAAGACTGGATCACACTCTTCCTCGACTCTTGCGACCAAAGGAATCTCAAATGACCTCACACTGTATGAATTGTGGTAACGACAAAGGTACCAACTTCCACGCCAACTATTGTGACGAGTGTACTGCCGTTATTGCTGGTGCCGAGGCTGATGCTCAAGCTAAAGGAACGGATATCTACGATGCCCGTCGAGCAGCCTTAGCGACTCGTGCCCATCGTGCCCACAAAAACTTTGTAGACCCACGGGTGATCGACCGTAAGACTGTCTGGCTTTATGGTAATGCCCCCCGCGAGGGCAGTTGAGACTCGTAGGACGAGAAAGGAAACGTCATATGTCATCAACAAATACTTGGCAAAAGACAGAATTAAGTATTTCTATCACCCGCCCTGATGGATCTACCATCAAGATCGGGACACTAGCTGGAGGTACTTGGTACCGAAGGCTTCTTGGAAGGCTTAGATTGTACCTTTACAATCGTCGAGCCTATTTTAGGAGGTAATACCATGGCAGATCGTGGACTCGTTACAACCAGTGGGAAGGCTCTCATCGCAGATGTGCTCGCTACCAATATCGCTACTCTTTTCCAGTATATGGCTCATGGGACTGGTACTACCCAGACAGAAGTGACTGATGCTGCGCTTGAAACTAAATCAGCTGACACAGTGACAACTGTAACCGCGACTTCTCCGACCAATACACTAGTACTCGCAGGTACGATGGTCTCTGCGGCAGGAACTGTGGCTACTGAAGTTGGTCTCTTCCCCGCGATCGGGTGCACTTCAGCGTGTGCTTACCATGAGACCTTCCCTGCCGTTACTCTCGCTACAGGGGATGAGATCAATTACACAATCACTCTCACTATCACCTAGGAGGATGAATGGCAACTCCTATCTCGGGTAGTGCTTCTGTCACTCTCGCCGGAGACTCTGCCTACACATTAGGATTCCCTTTAGCGGGTAGTGCAGCAGTCACCCCAACTGGATCACACACTAAGTATGTTACTCGGAATTTAGCTGGTGGTGTCTCAGTTAATCTTTCTGGAGCACACACTAAACTTTGTTCTTACAATCATGCTGGTGGTGTCTCAGTTAATCTTTCTGGAGCACACACTAAACTTTGTTCTTACAATCATGCTGGTGGTGTTTCGTTAGTCTTCACCCACCCTAGTTCGTTTGAGGGCGGTGATCAGTATGAACTCCATCATACCATTGATACTTTAGGAACTCCTCTCCGTTTTGGCGTGACTAGCTCTCGTTATTGGCCCCGTGGACAGACTGGGATTGTTACTTCCTACTCCACCCGAGGGGGATTCTCAGCAGGTATGGACCGAGAATCCTTTGCTGGTGCCAAGAAACGTCTAATCCAGAGTTCTTCCTACGATTATAAAGACGAAGTTCGTTAAAGGAGTTGACCATGGCTACAGTCCCGGGGTGGGATTTGACGGCAGAAAGAGACCTCTGGCGTAGCCTCATGGCCCCTAATGGGTGGCATGGTCCAGATGGTCTAACACCCGCGACCCACCCCGACGCACTCTGGTCCTTCGTGAATAAGGGCTGGGGGGCAGAATTCTTCCTTAAAGGACACCCAGAAGTACCCCAATGGCTCTACGAACCAGTCCACCGTAAATTTTGTTCGTGGCTCCAGTTTCATCTACTCCGTTGGAAAGCGTTAGCCCAGACAGGTGTTCCCGGACGTTACCATATCGCCTGTGTTCTCCCTCGCGGTTACGGTAAAACAGTGAGCGCCACAAAAGCAGGCTCCCTATGGACACACCTCGATGAGCCAGATATGTCGTCTCTCTATTGTTCAGCCACGGCTGACCTTTCGACCGACATCCTCTTGGCCGTCAAAGGAGTCCTAGGGGGCGATGACGACTACGCTTGGTTCCCATGGCTCTACGGTAACTGGCGACAGGGGAACACCGCATGGACGAAACAGTTCCTCACCCACGGTCGTCGCAACGGTAACCTATCCGAACCCTCTTTCGATACGGCCTCGGTAGATACCGGAATGACCGGTTACCACCATAGACAACATATCTGGGATGATCCGATCACTAAGAACAAACTCCGTGACGGGCGTGACGCCTACATGCGTTCTGTCCATGATGCGGTGGGTGCCTCATTTAACGCCTGCCAATCTAATGGTCTTATCGAGTTCGTGCTCACCCGCTACCTCGACGATGATGTAGCCGGTCGCTACTTCAAGGAACAAGGTATCGCTACTTGGGACGGGATGGAGTGTCCTCATGTGGCAGCAGTAACTGAAAAAGTAGAGTGGGGAAAAGGTCTCTGGCATGTCTTCTTTTACCAAACCGAAGACGAGTTAACGGGTGAACCTACCCATCCGGGCCTCTGGACCAAAGAGATGATCGCCGATGCGAAACGACGGGATGCCGAAGATTTCGCCTGTCAGCAGCAGAATAATCCCGGCTCAGGCGAGCACGCTCCTCTCTTAGAGTCACAGATCCCTTACCTCTACACCTCATATCAAGAATTCCTTTGGAAGGTCCCAATCAAGTGGGCCACGATCCATATCGATACCGCCTTCAAACGTCCCGACACAGTCCGTACCGGCGATGATAACGCAATCGTAGTCTGGCTCGCAGATGCCCGCGATAACGGTATGATGTATCTTGATACAGAACTCCTCTCGGCCTCTAATGAGTGGCGGGAAGAACAATTCAACCGAGAACTTATCCGAACCTGTCTCTCCCTTAGACGGCGTGGGATCTGGATCCGCGCAATCACCGACGAGACCGAACCGGGTGGTAAAGCAGGTACCTATAAGAATCGTATCCTAGGTGTCCTCTCTGCGGCAGGGATCGAACTTGGACCTGACCAATTTATCGTCCTCAATCGTCGTATCGAGAAGACAGCACGTATCCGTACCGGGGCAGGTGTCTGGGCCGAAGGTTACGTCCGAGTGCTCCTATGGCAGGATGAGACGACCAAGAGTTGGAAGGTCCCTCCGATCTTCCGGAAACTGGTCAATCAGATCGTCCGTGTCGATGTCACTACCCATGATGATCTAGCCGATGCTGCCACCGATGGGTTCATCCCACAACTCTGGGCTCGCCCACTAACGAATCCCGGCCTCATCAATGACGAGGGAGGAGTAGGTAGACGACCCGGGGACGATGAATTAAAGGGTCTCGGGGCTCGTCCAACCGATTTAGAACTCCTAGCAATGATCGACGAGCAGAAAGAGATGGATCTAGCCGGCCGTTCTGATGGTGTCCGTGGACGCGGAGACATCTGGGGGCTCGGGGTTGGAGAGATCGATCGTACCCCAGTTTAACTTGCAACTATAACTTAAACTTGCAACTACACGCAGAGAAAGGATCCCAGATGAATCGGGTCATTGTGTTCGACCTTGAAACTCGTAAATGGGCCTCAGACCTAAACCCTGAGGATAATGAGGCTGGATGGGAGGCTCTCCGGGAAGGTAAAGGAGGCGCATCTGCCATCTGTCTCTGGGATTCAGAACTCGACTGGTGTTACATATACGACGATCATTCTGTAACAGAATTGGCCCGTCATCTTGAGGCCGCCGATCTTCTGGTCGGTTTCCGTTCCGAGAAGTTCGATGTCCCTGTGGTAGAGGGTCTCCTCGGTAGAAAACTCCGGATCCGGCAACACTACGATATCTATACTGAGATCGCCCGAGCGAATGCCGAACGAGGACTAATTGGGGGAAAAGGTGACTTTACCCTCGATGCTATCTCTCGCAGGAACCTCGCCCGAGGGAAGATCGACCATGGATCGAATGTCCGGAATCTCTGTCAGCAAGGGCGTTATGGACAGATAATGAACTATTGTTTAGACGACGTACATCTTACCAGAGACCTGTTCGCGCACATTTGCCGCGATGGTGGTCTAATCAACCTTGGTGGTGGGTTCTTGCCACTTTTGGTCCCTGACCATATCGCGAAAATCTTCGCGAGGAGTACTTGATGGGAACTTCTCTCACCATTGAACGGGCGATCGGATCATACGCTCAACGCGAGCAGATGATCAATTACGCCCTAGACCACGTAAAAGAGAGTGAATCAATGTTCTCAGGGGTGCGCCAAACATGGCCTCGCCTCTACGATCTCTGGCGTGGTACGTGGACTTCTGCCCACTCTCCTCACCGAAACAGCGTCCATATCCCACTCATCTTCTCTGCCCTCTGGGCAGACGCGGCCCGTAAAGCTGCCACCTCTCTAAACACGTTCCCGATCGTTACCTTCCTAGGGTACGGTCCAGACGATGGTGGGATCGCACGCAAGCGCGAGGGATTATTCTCCGCTCAAGGTAAGGACGATCTGATCTTCCAGAAACAGGTCGATATGATGCTCGCGGCCAGCCTCTACGGTACCTCGGTCATGCAGATCGGTTGGAAGCGTGAGTCGAAGATGCGGGTGATCGAGTCTATCGATCGTACCCCTCTCACAAACCAAGTGGTTCGATCGATCAAGAAATCCAATATCGTCACCTTCGACGGTCCCGAGTCGAAACAGATCGACCTAATTGACTTCTTCCCTGCCCCCGGTTTCCGCACTATCGCTGAGATGCCTCGGGTGGGTCGTCGCTACTACCTTGATCTCGACAATATCCGGTACCTCGCTAAAGAAGGTATCTTTGATGTGGGTGAAGTGGCGAGGATGGAACGAGAAGGAGGCGTTAATACTGGAGTCGTAGACTCAGGTCTAACAGTCCAGCGATTCCAAGCACGGACTGGGATGACCGACGAGCAGGCCCAGTGTATGTCGAAGTGGAATCGGCCGGTTGAGTGTATCGACGTATGGGGTCTTGTCCCCTCAGAACTATGTCCTGATGGGGTTTACGAGCGTATCGTAACAGTTATGAATCGACGGTACCTTGCCCGTAATCGACCGATCCCGTACTGGCATGGGTTGAAACCATTCCTCTCCCACGCCCCAATGCCCGACCTTCACTATTTCTACGCGGCTGGAAAGGCCGAGATTGTCGCCAAGCTCCAGATCGTCGCTAATCGATACGTCAACCAGTCGCTAGATGCCGCTGATCTGATGATTGATCCTATGTGGTTCTACGATCGAGCGGCTGGGATCAAGACTTCGAACCTCTACTCCAAACCGGGTAAGTATATCCCAGTCACTGGTAACCCAAATAGTGTGATCGCCCCTATGATCCGTGACCTCTCCGGACTCACGGTGGCAGATAATAAGGTCGGTCAGATGACCGATGCTATCCAACGTGGTACCGGTATTGTTGACGACGCAGTAGCCGGTATGGGTGGAGATAGCCGTCAAACAGCCCGTGAATTTGTTGGCAGGCGCGAGGCTGCCGGAACCCGCCTTCTCCTTGAGGCCCGTCTCTATGAAGAGACTCTCCTTGAGCCGATGGCAAATATGTTCATGGCCTTAGACCGTCAGTTCCTTGAACTTCCGGTCGAGGTCCTCATCCTCGGCGAAGGTGCTCGGATCGATCCTGATACTTCGGCTCCTCTCCGTGGGTCTCGCGAGACTCTCGATGGGTACGACCTGACCGCTAATTACTCGGCTCGGGCGTTGGGATCATCTTCAGGTCTTTCGAAGGGGATGAAACAGCAAAACTTGATCTCTCTCCTAAGTGCGCTCTCTGGGCCAATCGGTCAGGTTGCTATGGGGCAGATCAACGCAGTTAACTTTTTCAGGGGCCTCTTCCGTGAATTTGAGATCCCAAATATCAATGACATCTTCACAGCTAACCCTGCCCTCGGTGAGTTGATCCCTCCCGGAACCCCGGGTGGAGTTGCTGGAGTCCCAACCTCAGGCCAAATCGCCCAGACTGGTGCCCTCCCAATTCCAGCTATGGCAGGTGATGGACCTCCACCTAATTCAGCACAATCAATGATGCAACCGATCGATATTGGAGCTACCCAAACTAATCTACCAGCTGGGATGGCTGCCTAAGAAAGGTGGTTCTAAGTGGCAGATTTTCGTAACTTCTTCGATCCCAAGCGACTCGATGAACAAACCCTCGGGTGCGTTGAATACGTACTCGCGAGTCCGGCCTACGCAGATGTCTTCGAACCCTACTTACGTGGGATCCGGGACACCCTAAGTCAACGTCTTCTCGATCCATCGAAAGATCGGAAAGAGGAACACCCTGACGACTTCCTTCGGGGAGGGATCGTCTGTATCGATGGTCTCCTAAGTTTCTTTAGACAGATCGTCACCGAGACTCAATTCGAAAGAATTAACACCTCCCTACAGGGACTCTCCCCAGAAGAAAGATATAGAAAAGCTGCTAACGACGGATTACACGATCCCGTTTTAGGAGCCTCCGAACCATATGAAGTAGGTCAGAAGTACGATCCAGCAGAAGATTACTAAACAGCAACAACCACTCTGCAAGCCGACAACCGGTAGCAGGAAAAGGAGTTAAGTATGGCAGACGAAAAGGCACCCCCATCAACGGTTCAGGAACTCGTCCGACACCTCGCCGATACTCTCGTCGAGCAGGAAGTTATGAAACCGATGACAGCCCTTGGTTGGAGACATGGGACTCCACCATCCCCTCAGGAGCTAGACAACCTAGCCTCCACTAGTGGACCAGAGACTACCTCTGCGTCACCAGCGAGGGAAGATAGTACCCAAGTGACCGTCCCAAAGACATTAGCTGATATCGACGTAGAATCTTTCAAGGATCCTGCCACCGGGAAGTATGGTGGTAAGTACGATACTCCAGCTGAATTTGTCCGTGGTATTGGTCACGCCATTAATATGGCGAAGCAATCATTTGTTCAGCGAGATGCAGCGATTGAAGAAGCTGCTCGTCTTCGTTCTGAGCTATCGACTGCTCGTCAGTCTCCCCCTGTCGGATCCCCTACGACAGTATCATCCGAGTCTTACTCATTGTCAAACTCACGAGCGCTAGCAGATACGGCTAAGTCTGCCTATGATGCAGTTCTCGCACGAGTTGTCGAAGAGGGAGGTCTCTTAGATGGTGACTCCAGCAAGAGTCTTAGTGAAGCTCAGCGAGAGTTGAGCCGGGCTGAGGCTAAGTTGGCGGTGGAGGAATCGTTGATCCAGCACGACGGTGCTAGAAGTGCCGAACAGAGGAAATGGGATGCGGTCAATGAATTTATGAAGACTACTTACCCAGAATCCCTCCCATTGGCCGACGAGATTGGACTCTACGTACAGTCAGAACCACTGATCCAAGAGGCTGTTGCTGCTCTTGTCGCGCAGGGAAAGGAACAGCGTGCCGCCGAACTAGCGTGGAAGGAATTTGATAACGCTCAGCGAGGTGGTGCCCTAGTTGCTTCACGTGCTACCGCAGAGACCACAGAGGTCAGACTGTTGGCGGCAGATCAGGTCCGTAAAGAGGCAGTTGAGCAGGCCCGCAAAGATGCTGGCATCTCAAGTACCTCTGCTTCTGGTGTACACGAACGCCTCGATACTGGTCCATCACAGGATGAGATCAATGCAGCTGCGAACGCGATGCGTGCTTATGGAACACAGCCCGGTAATCCGGCCGCTGCTCGTTGGCGCGAACTCACCATTGGCAAGTCACTCCCACCTGAATTCTTCGGCCCCTAAGGCAGGAAGGAATCAAAACACTAAACTAGTATCACCCCCCACGGGGATGAGGATATAATATGGCTTCTATTTCAGCAGTTATGGCAACCACCTATGGTTACTCAGCTACCCTTTTGAATGGTGCTGCGAAAGAAGATCTTCTTGAGCAGATCACTAATATTGACCCTTGGGATACTCCTTTCGTAGCACAGGCTCCTAAGGTTGGTTGCAAGCATGTCTATCACCAGTGGCTAACTGATACCCTTGCCTCGACAGACCTGACTGGAGCAATCGAAGGGGCGAGTTGGTCGGCGGGGAATCTTAACCAGTCGATCCCAGAACGGCAATTCAACATCACAATGATCCTCCGTAAGGACCTTGGTGTTTCTGAGACCGAGCGGGCCGTTGACTCGGCGGGTTTCAAGGATCACTACGCTTACGAGGTTCAGAAGGCGACTAAAGAGTTGGCAATCAAGTTGGAGAAGTGTATCTTCCAGCTTTCTACTTCAGTCACCGGTTCTATCACTGCCGCCCGTGTAATGAAGGGGATTCAGGAGTTCATTACTGGTGGGGGCAATACCGCGATCGCTGGTGCTGCTGGTGCACAGCCCGGTAATGGTACTACTGTTGATGGGCAGTTGGATATTTCTGACTTCAACAATATGTTGAACAAGATCTATTCCGCTGGTGGTTCCCCTGAACAGGTGTATGTCTCTCCGATGGTAAAACGTCAGGTGAGTTCATTTGCCCCTGCGGGTGCGACCCAGTACAGAAATATCGCTGCGATTGAGAAGAAGCTCGTTAGCTCGATTGATTTCTACGATTCTGATTTTGGTCTTATCCAGGTCGTTCTTGATCGTTGGGTTGGTGAGTCAATCAACGTCGCGGGTCAGACAGCGACAGCAAACTCGACCGCGACCGGGACTGTTGGTGGGAAGATGTTCTTCCTCTCCCGTGCGATCAACCGACTCGCGTGGCTCCGTCCAATGGCACACCAGCTGATTGGTAAATTGGGCGATAGTGTAGGCGGTTACGTAGTTGGTGAAGTCACCCTTGAAGTTTTAAGTAATAAGGCGAATGGGATGATCAAGAGCGTCAACAACCGTCTCGGCACAGTAGTCTAGTCGAAGGAAAGTGATGGGGGTAGGTACATATACTTACCCCCATACTTAATTATGAGGTGATTCATGCCACTTAGTAAGACTGAGAAAGAAAGTTTGATCCTACTCCCAATTGGTGGTCAGCCGACCACTCCCGAGGGAGCTAAGATCGAGCCCACCGAAATTCCAGTCGGTCCAACTAACGATGGGGGAAATCCTAACCTTGGAGATGTCTCTCATTTTGGAATGGGGCCAGATTGTCGAAAGCGGGGCGGTTAATGGCTCCTCGCCCTAAACCACCCAATCGTACAGCTGTAGTTGGAAGTTACCGTGCTAATGTCGATCCTGTCGGAGTAGACGCATCGATGGCGGAAACTCTTGGTTTAAACGATAAACCAAAGGCACGGAAAAAGAAGACTACTCTCGTTGACGCAGTCAAGAAGACTTTCGGGATCAAGTAACCTACAAAGGGGGCAGCAGTATGGAGGGTAATGTCAAAATGCAGCGGATCAAGGCGGACAATAAGGTTCAACTTGATCGTCTTGCAGAGATTCTTAATCCTTCAGTACTCCATACTGCTGTCCCTCGTCTCGCTACGGCGGAAGAGGGGAGGAAGGAACTAAAAGGACGACTCAATGAAATGTCCACCCTTGGTTCCTACTGTCGAACAAATGGGTTTGATCCAACGCGCAGTTTTCAGCATGTAGCTACGATCGAACAATCGGTCTGGTCTGCAATCCTAGAATCATTCGCTAAATATAATAAGGCCGGGGAGTTAATCCATGATGGTCTACTCTATAAATCGGATGAGAATGGGACAGTTAAATTGAACAAAGATTTCTTTTACGCCCTGATCGGATTTTTAAACGAGAGTGGCTATCAATGTGACATGCGAAATAAGACCAAACTCAACTAGAAAGGATCCTCGATGGAATCATTTTATAATGATACTCGTGCAGGAGACCCTAATGCGTTATACGTTTGGACGAGTAACTCCGCTCCCGGCTCTCACGCCTGTACGTACTATCGGATTGAAGTCCCCCTTGGGATGCTACAGCATAAAAAGTTAATTAATCTATACGAAAATACTGGAAGAGTTGAGTACGGGGTTGAAAAACTATCAACTATTGCTCTTATGTATAGTGATATAATGCACCAGTACTCAGTCTCTGGAGAGGACGCCCTTCATCGGTGGCAGGCACTCAAATCAAAGAGACCCACTTATCGGGAAGATACCCTATTAGTTCCTCCTGCTATCATCTACGATGCGGATGATAATGCTGATTTTGTTCATCCGTTTAATGTCTCTTTTGCCTTCATGGGGGTCCGAGGTTATCCAGACGCACACTTCCTAAAACCCGGTGAAATTTTAGTCTACGAGGATGCGGAAGGTAATCCAAAAGAGTTGTGGGAAGATAAGGTCACTCCCCATGAGGACGTCTATTTTGATATCGAGAGAAATTTGTATGAGATGCAGATCCGAGGAAAACTGATTAAAGAAGCCCATGGGTGTACAGCGGCAAGTTCAGCCCTCTGTAGATATTTCAAAGAAGTGTATGGACAATCAAACGTCTACCACTTCCCCAACACAATTGTCCCTCAACACTTTGAGCACTATGAGGTGGTTCGAAAGAGCACAAATGTACGAATCCTTTGGCAAGGAGGGAACAGCCATTATATTGATTGGTTTCCTCTTCGGAATGCCCTCATAGAGATCGTAGAAAAGTATCGAGATAAAGTGACTTTCGTAATCTACGGACAACAATTTCCTTGGGTAACCGGTATCATCCCAGAAAATATGATCGAATATCATCCTTGGACCCCCTATTCAGCCTATAAACTGAAACGGGGACTTTTAAACATTGATATCAACCTCTGCCCTCTGGTTGATAATGTTTTCAATCGTTGTAAGTCCGCGATCAAATGGTATGAGGCGTCCGTTTGGGATAAACCCGAGGCAACCCTTGCACAAAAAACTGAACCATACCACGAGATCGAGCACGGAAAGACAGGACTTCTCTTCTCCACTAGCGAGGAGTTCGTCGAGATGCTCTCTGGCCTGATCGACAACCCCACCTTACGAGCTTCCCTCGGTGCTGGTGCTAAGGAATGGGTTCTCGCTAACCGTACCCCTGACGCTACGATCCCGGGCCTATTCGAATTCTACACTGAGACGCGAGCCCGCCAGAAACGGGACCTTGGGGTAACGGCCGTGAAGACCTTCTCTACGGCGGACCTGAAAGAGGCGACCAAGGATTTTCTTCCTAAGAGGTAACTTACATGAGTATGACCCTGACGAACGCTAAAATCTATGTTTCCCGCATTGTCGGGGGAGCATCCAATTCAAGCATTACTGACATGGCCGGTGAAGCGATTATGCGTGCCTACGAAGATTGGGAGGTCGCCGCTAACTGGTCATTTTTGCTGACCGACAACTCAAAGAGCACGACAGTTGCTAATGTTATTACTACGGCTAGCGCCGACCCAATCCCTACCCCCTCAGTAGGGGCATTCGATGGGATCAATGTTGGTGTAACGATGGTAGGGACAGGGATCAATACCACCGTCTCCGCAGTCACACGAGATGGGACCACTGGACGTGTGACTTCGGTCACTCCAGCAGCTTCCGTTTCAGCGAATACGACTCCGGGTGTGACAGTGACCTTTGGTGGTTATATCCCCCTCCGAGCAGCGAGTTCTATCCCCTACCCAGAGTATTCTGCCCCAGTAAATTTTCGTACTCGGTATCATGCTAAATCAGAACTGATTGGGGTGACCTTTGATTACGTAGAACTCCGACTCTGGTATAAGCTGCACCCAACTACGGCCGTCCTTGGTCTTCCTACCCAGTATACAGTGAATTACGGAACCAAACAGTTGTATCTTTATCCACACCCTAACGCCGCTGCTCTTGGTGCTGGTTCACCTACACTTCTTCTTCAGTACTATCGTAGCTTTGATCGTACTGCCACCTCGATCGACATCCCGGATACCAATCTCTATCGATTCCTCGATTACGCTCAGTGGCATCTACTCCAAAAGAAGAACCTCTCCGATTCCCGCCTCGCGCAGGTAGAGGCTACTGCTAAAGCCGGTCTAGCCGCAGCTGTCACAGAGGACGGAGAAGGGGCACAGGAGAACTCTCTCCCGCTCTACCCTCTCTCGATGGCGCTAGCAAAGCGGTACGTAGCTGCCACAGGCGAGGGCGAATCAGACCCTCGAACCCTTGGGGTTGCAGGAGAAGCGATCCTGCGTGCGTACGAGGACTGGGAAGCGGCAACCAATTGGTCATTCCTATTGACTAATACCTCGTATGGGTTCTCCGTCCCAAGTTGTCTAATTACTAGTGGTTCAACCACAATTGTCCCTCCTTTCGTGGGGGCGTTTGATGGAGTGAATAAAGGAGTCTCAGTATCGTCTACCTCAACAAGTCCAGAGTTTGTTGCTGGGACAGTCGCTACAGTGATTAGAACTCCGAATGGACATATCACTGCGATTACTATCTCAACTACTCCAAGTATCACCACTACGGTCCTTGGAGCGACTCTTGTCTTTGGTGCAAGTACGGCCGCTGGAACTTCTAATATCCCATTGGCCGCCACTGTTGGAGAGTATAGTGCTCCGGCGAATTTTCGTACCGCCTATCACGCAAAATTAACCGCGAGTTCTTCTGTCCTTGATTACGTTGAATCACGAATCTGGTATAAAGTTCATTCGGGTGCTATGACTGCTACTACGGCACCTCTCAGATATACAGTTAACTACGGAACTAAGGCACTTAATATTTATCCAATTCCTACGACCATCACAGCAGCCGATACTATTTTTCTTCAGTATTATCGGACCTTCGATAAGAGTGCTTCTAATATCGATATCTCTGAACGAAACCTTTACCGCTTTCTTGATTACGCTCGCCTCCTCTTTATTAAACGGATGGACTCTACTGGAGCAAACGCGGACGCGATCTCAAAAGCCGCCCAAGAGATCCTCTCCACTGCGGTCGCTGAAGACGCGGAAGTCTCACAGGAGAACTCATTCCAGACTGGCCCTATGTCCACAATGATGGCGAAACGGTACGTGGCCAGCATTGTAGGGGGCGAAGCGGATCCTAAGATCCTAGGACAGGCCGGTGAAGCGATCCTTCGTACTTATCAAGATTGGCAGGCAGCTAAGTTCTGGAATTTCCTCCTGATCGAAACCTCCTCTTCTGCAACCACAGGGGTAGCAGACGACTTAGATTTTACTGCCGGAACTAATGAGCATGCGGCCCCAGCAGATTTTAATGCCGCATACACGGCCCGTCTTACCGGGACGAATACGACTGAACTAACTTACATTGATAAACGCTATTGGGATAAAAATACCTCAGATCAGACCATCCGAGGGATCCCTCGGATGTATACTACTTCGATTTCTCATCTCTCAACCACTCTCGCCTCGACGACAAATATTAGAATTTTTCCTACCCCTAACGCTACCTATACTGTTCGACTTCGTTACTACCGCCAGTTCAACGTTGCCGCTGCTAATATCGACGTGCCTAATGAGTATCTCTATAAGTTCCTCGACTACGCGAGGGCGATCTTACTTGAGGCAGTCCGAGCGGTGAAGGATCCTTCTGCTTACTTAGCAATGACCAAGGCGTCCTTTGATGACGCCCGTCAGAACGATGAGCAGCCGGACGATGATGATGATGGCGGTTCCTGTCTTAGATCCCCCTACGAACAATATGGTTATCGTGGTCCGATCGTAGGCGATGGGATCTTCGACAATCTTTAGAGGTACTGCATGCTAACTCCTATCACTGAACTATTCAATGGCGGACTTGTCACCTCTAGGCACCCAGCCTTCCTTGCCCCCGGTGAGTTAGCTTGCACGGACGACTGTGTCTACCGGGAGAACGACCCCTCAATCTGGAGGGCTCCGGGACGAGTTCAGTACACCTCAGCGGCACAGGGCGAGAAGATCAAGGGACTTGCATATTTGTCATACGACAAAATCTATGCGGACCGGCTGCTTCTTTCTAGCGGGTCATCTCTTTACTCTGCTCCCACGACAGACGTTACTACCAGAGCGATGCTTGCTTACGGAGCAGGGAGCACAGTCACTCCTTCGGTCATCCTCGGGCAGTCCTCTCGCTACTGCTATGCTGCTTCTAGCACGACGATCAAAGCACAAATTCGGGCGACCCCCTGCGCTCTTTCTTCCGGTGGAGTCCTCACCGCAACAGGGTCAGGACAGAGCACTTTCGTCGGCGTGCAGGTAGGAGACGTTGTCACAGGGATCGCGGGAGTGACGGATGCCGTAGTCACCGTTGTCACTTCTTATCTTTCACTGACGATCACAGGAACAGGGATCGCAGCGAAGACGAGCCAGACCTGCCTATTCACTCCTCCAGTCCTTCCTTTTACAGTTGCGAGCGTCGGCTTGCCCTTGATTCTTTTTCTGAATGGAATTCAGATTCCTAAGTCTTTCAATATCATCGGCTACGCTGATCAGGCAGGTTCAAGCGGAACGTACTTGACAGCTACTTTTTATCCAGCACTGAGTGCTGCTGAAGTGACAGCTTTAGGGGCAGGATCGACATACCCGTCGCTTACTTACGTAGTAAGAGGTGGATCGTCCAATCCGCTCACGGACACCGGCAGTGAAGTTCTCGATTGTCTTCAGTACGGATCATCCCGCCACTACCTCTGGAATGGCCACGACCCTCTCCAAGCGTTGGAATGGAGAACACGAACGAGCATCCCATCTGACCCAACGAGTCTCCCTCCGGTTTTAACCCTCAGGCCAGCAGGGATGAAGCCTGTGACAGCCTCTTTCAAGGTTGTCCTCGCTGACAATGGAACAGTCGGGTGGAACACAGATAGAGGTCCCGGGAGTTACTGGTTCTTGGTGACAGAAATCTACTCACCACTCTCTTCTGTTGAAGAGGCTGAGAGAGACCCTATCCTTAAGAACAGTGTCCGTGAGTCGATTTATTTAGGGGTTGATCCTACCGCGAAAGACGTTCAAGGATCGAAAGGACTCCCACTGGTCTGTGCATTAGCTGATTGCTCCGACCAGAGTTTCACTATTCACTTTCCTTCGGCTGATAACTACACAACGATGAAAGTGGCGAATGATGGGGTAGATGGCTATCTCGCGACCCATTGGGGTGTGTACATCTCTGGACCTTACGCAGAAAGACCCAGTCTAGCAACGATGCGTAGATGTGCTACCGTCCCGATCGACGCTACTCGGCCGACAGTCGGTCTCTCAGACGTGATCACATCACAAGGAGATTTTTATCCATCTGTAGTCGCTGCCGCACCCGGGGGATACCCTTCTTTCCAGAATTCTGCCGCATTTGTCTCACTATGCGATAGTAACTACGCAACCTCTGGGATAGCGCACGAAGGAATGCAGACTGGAGCAAATACTCTTTCCATTTTCAAAAACTCAGGCGGCGCCAGCCCCTCGGTCGCTGCCCCATACGATGGGTCAGTCTATGGTATCGAAGTTAGGATACGAGCATATGCTGATCCTAGTAGAGGAGCAGGCCCTTCTACTGGGATAATGTTCTACCTGTACTCAACAACTGCCCCTGCAGTCTACACCGGACAGATCAATGGCATCGTCACAATGAAAAATGCGTACTACCAGACTTTCGGTGGTCCGGCTGATCGTCTTGGTGTCCCTTGGACTCCTGCACATATCCCAACCCTTAAGATCGACCTGTACCATACGAACACAGGAGGCGAACAGCACCTCTTCATTGATTCTGTCAGCCTTAGAATCTACTATCAATCAAAAAGTGTTAATTTCGATGGTCCTGCGTATCGAGTAGTGACTTTTCAAGATCAGATCGGGACGACAGTCTCTGAGCCGGCTCGGAATCTTCCTCCAGCATGCTCTACTGGAGATTTTTTCCAAGGCTCGCTCGTTCTGAATGACCTCTCTGACCCTACGCGCATCTGTTATTCACTGCCGGGTGAGCCTGAGTCCTTTCCGAAGCCTTACTTCTTGGCCTTCAACTCTAGGAAGAAAGACGAGGTCACTTTCATCCGTACGATCGGCCCTAATCTGGTCGTCGGACTCAAGAATGGGATCAAGCGGGTGAACTGGCTCCCTCGGGAGACTGACACCGACATGAATTCGAACGAAGCCGCGCACGAAGACATCGTCATCGATCACGGTATCCCGGGGCCGAACGCCGCGACGAGATTCGACCTCCCGGGCGTCGGGATTGTCCTAGCGTACACTTCTACCGTCGGCTGCTTCATTACAAATGGCATCTGGACCCGCCCGATCAACCTTGATCTGAAGTGGGACTCTTTGGTGAAAATCTCTGCCCTGCCTACCTGTGTGATGAAGGCATACCCGAAAGAAAAATGGATCGCCTTCTACTACTGTCCGGCAGGTGCTACACACAACAGCAACACCAGAGTGCTCTACTTCTGCTACCAGAGTGACAAGATCAAGACGGGGGGTCTCCTCCCGGCGGTCGGCCCGGTGCTCGCTTCTGGCCGTTCCGTCACCGAGGGCACGGTTAACGGTACCTCCTGTCTGTTCACCGGGCATGAGCACGACGGACTGGTTTACCTAGAGGACACGGGTACAGTCATCCCTGCTCAGTACCAAGTCATCATGTCGGATCAGGAGACTACCCACGGGAACGGGAAAACAGGGACGTCTGGCACTGATGTGACGATCAATCCATTGATCCGGACAAGACGGTTGTATCCGTCTGGCATCGAAAACTACGCGAGGGAGGAGCGCATTCTGCTCCTCTACGAACCGTATGGTACAGCGATTACGATCAGCGGAATCTCAACTACTTTAGGCAGTGCGGTGATCAGCGTCCTCAATGCGAATGTTGCCAGTATCCTCCTCGGGACAACCGTGACAGGGACAGGAATCGATCCGGGTGTGATCGTACTCTCGAAGGGTACTCCCGGCGGGACAGTAACGCCGGTCACTCTTTCAAGAGCCTCGAACACCACCTCTACTTCTGTCGCACTCTCGTTTGACACCGGAACCCTCGGGATCACGGTACGGGGGACCGGTATCGGTGAAGCAGTAGTAGGGTGCGACACTCAGTACGCTTCTACCCTTCTGAGTGACCTACTCCGTGTGCATAACGACAACAGTCGACAGGGGCTGGAGATTCAATTCGAGAAGGTCCCTCTCACGTTCGATAGTAACCACCTGACGACTACTTCGGCTGATCTAGGCGTGAATATGCGTCTTCATCAGTTCACCGTCCTCGTCAGCAACGAGGGGCTTGACTAAGAGGTACCTATGGCAAAAAGATTCTCAGCGGGACAAATCCCAAAAGACATTCCTACTTGGCAGTATGAAGCCTTTCGAACTATCGGAGAATTACTTAACCGCCAAGGGAAGGGTATGTCGGCGATCGCTCGGGGGGAAAACCCTTTAGATGGGGGAGACCTAGTTAATCTAAACGATTATTTCTACTTACCCGGTAGGAATAGTGGACAGTTAGGACATGGTGACACACGAGCGGGAGGACTTTTAACTTTTAGTTCGACTAGAAGTCTCACTAAAGGATATATCTACCTTGGTGCAGACCATGTTTGCATCTACGATGAGACCAATGGTTGTCTCGGGATAGGGTTAGGTTAATATGGCACTGCCACAAGCAAGAATCCATACGAAAGGAACGGCAGCCGGCGAAGCTGCCATCTTTCAAGCAGGCGGTGGGGTTGTCCAATCGCTACCGGCCGCGAGACTACATACGAAGGCGAGAGCGGCAACTATAGGGAGAAGCGGTATTTACGTGGTAGGAACCTTCCTTTCTCAGGTTGATCGCGCCAGAAAAGTAGCTCTCTCTCCCGGTGGGGACTATATCTACGTACAAGAAGGCCCGTACGTAAACAAGTACAATCTGACCGGGGACTCTTACACTCGGTTTGGAACAGGTTGGTCAGGCCTCCCCATCCTTCCCGGAGCCCTTATATCTCCGAGTTTTATAGATACAAATCAGGATGGGCGCTTGGTGGTGTTTGATACATACAGAACCGCACACCGTATCAGTGTGTTTAGCCCAGATGGGACCTTTCTCAATCGGTTTGGTTACTTCCAAGACCCCACGCATCCGCTTGAGAACATTGGAAGGATAGGGATGTGCGTGAACAACAATATTGTGTACGTGTCTAGTGGATATAATGCAATAAGGGTTTTTAGTATAGACGCCTATAATATCCTGACCAACTATTACCGAGTACAGGGTTGGTTGTATGATATAATAATACCCTACCCCGCTGAACTGTGTTGGCACGGGGGATACCTTTTCGCCGCATGGCAGCAGGTAGTTTCTGGCAGTATGGTGAGTTACATCTCTAAGCTCAACCCCACCACCGGAGAAAGACTGCTTACGATTGAGATGTCATACAACGACCCCCAGTTTAATGGGTTCGGTTTTACAGTAGACGTGGAAGGGAATATATGGGTATCTGACGGGGGCCGCATTCGGGTTTTCGATGGCGTATCTGGTGTGTTGCTTACTACGTATCCATCGAATGGAATACCCAACCTTATCATCAACGACCCTACTGGTCTTGATTCCCAAAGCGACGGACTGATAGTGGTTGGGGATCTTAAGGTGGGAAGGGTAACCCTGCTCCGGTTTGGAGAGACGGTTCCACCATGCGAGGCTGCCATCTTCCAAGAAGGGGGTGGGACGGCTCCAGTGACGCCCCACGCGAGGGTTCATACGCGAGGAATCGCTGCTCCCCCGAGAGGCGAACTGCGACTTCTTACTCAATTTTTGGCAACTCCTCCTGCTACGGCGGTCATCTGTTCCGCCGTCTCTCCAGATGGAGAAACGATTTATACAATAGAGACTACAGCTGCTCCAAGAGTAAATAAATATATCTGGAACGGTACTGCGTATGTTTATAGTCTTTCTTTTGGAACAAATATCACTGACAACACGTTTGTTACAGGTAATTTGTTTCAACCGTGGATGGTGCAAGTTAGTCCTACTGGTAATGTTTTCGTGTATAATAGCTGGCCGGGGACTACTTACGGCGGGACTTATAGATTTATAAATATCTTCAATTCTTCAGGCACTCCAGTACTTTCATTTGGAGTATATGGAGCAGGAAATGCTCCATTCGCTGGGGCAGATTTGACTCATAGTACATCCGCTGATATTCTTGTTACTAGTACGGTTTGTTATGTTACCGCTGGATATAATTATATCTATAAGTTTGATCCACTAACAGGGGAGTTTATCACTAAAGTAACTTTAGCACGCGCAGGAAAACTAGCAACGGACGGACAGTACATCTACGCCCTCCATTCTATCACCACACCGCCTACTGAATACATGTCACAACTGAATCCATCTTCTCTGGATATTATACAAACATGTACTTACGTAAACGATACTCCTTCACAGTACGGTGTAGGATTTGACTGTGCTACGGATGGACATATGTATCTTGGAATGGCTGCTTCTTTTAGAAAGTACGAGATAAGTCCAGTATTTGGTACACTAATTCATACTTATGGACCGGGGGACCCGGTTGGTTTCGTGGGGTCTGACAATCAGTCTATCTCTACAAATGCAGAAGGACTGATGGTTTTGAGCAGTTACGCAGGGGGCAGAGTATCTGTCCTTTCACTCGATGATCCGGTCCCTGCTGTCGAGGCCGCCATCTTTCAGGCAGGAGGGTAAATGGCACAACGAATTATGTCTGTCCGGAGTGCCACTGACCCCGGGACAGGAGTTACTCCTCTCTTTAGTGTCTCCTCTGAAGCATCCAATTTCATTGGGGAACTTTATCAACCGACGACTGGAACGGTAGGGACGGTTCTCTTAAAAATTGATAATCTCCTCGCTACTCAAACAGGAGATCTTCAGCAATGGAGAAGTGCTGTAGTTGGCTCCTGTACTTCCGCAGGGGTTAACTTCCTAGCGCAATTCACTGGCGATGGATCTCTTCTTAGTGGAATTGCTGGTCCGGGGGGTATCACGGCAAGTAATCTTCTCAGTGAATCTCACCTTGATACTACCACCGGGTCACCCTCAGCAGGAGCATTAATAGCAGGGACCACTGCTTCTCCTTCTACTTGGTCTGCCCTAGCGCTGGCAGTAGCCCCAGCCGATTTAGGGAAAGTCCTTACAGTAGGGGCAGCGAATGCCCTCGAATGGGTTACTCCAGTTGTTCCAGAGCACGCTATTTTATCTACAGCGCACACTGGAACCGTTGTTCCCTCTCCACTCCTAGCTGGGAGCGTGCTAGTTACTACCGGAACAGATGAGACTCCTGTATGGACTGTTACTCCTCGTGGAGACGATGGAGATGTATTGATGTTACGACTGTCAGGAGGTGCTTATTCTTTTTCTTGGGCGGACACTTCTGGATTTGACACTGCACACTCTCTTTTAAGTGGTAAGCATCCCGATACGAATGCATACGCAGACGAGATTACTCGGGGGGACCTACTCACTGCAAGAGGTGCCTCACCAGACACTCGTTGGGATATTCTACCGATTGGAACACTCGGTCAGTATTTAGTCGTAGGAGAAGATGAATTAGAATGGATTTCTCCCCCTGATCACGATCACGTTAATACAGGGGGAGATCTACCTGCTTATGTTCATCTCGCGGGGGATGAAAATATTTCGGGGGCAAAGACTTTCGTATTTCCAGTTGGGACTACTTCTGGCAGTAGAATTAATATTCAGGACGGTGGTAATCACAATCAAACATTAATAACAATAGGAACAGAAATTGACACACTGACTCCAACACAAAACTATGGTGTGATTTCTTTAGGTCGTTCTGGTATTGACCCTACCGAACATCCTACCTTCATGTCGTATGCCACCATTCGTGGGGGCATTGCCCCAACAATTGAAATTACACGGGCCGGGAGTAGACGACAAGGGCTATGGCTTTCTTCTGGCTTTCCAATCTATGGAACTACTACTTATTATGAAGATTGTATATTTACTACCGCCACTAATACTGATGGACTTTCTATAACTACAGTAACTAGGGCGGATAATGGCATCTTCAGCCAAGAACCTAAACCCTTTCCGGGGCAAACTGTTTCACTTCTCAATGGAACGGTTCGAACTACTATCCTAACTACTGACCCAATGAGTTGGTCGGCATCTACAACATCACAATCTTATTCTTCTTCTGCTGCCCCTCGTCCCCCAAATCCAGCGATTACTTCCTTTACTGTACTTAATAATGCTGGTTTTCCTGCCGATGGTGCGGGGAATAGGATTGATTTAGTGGGAGTAGAGAGTGGTGTACTCAGGTTAGGAGATGGTTTTAGGGGCGCTGATAGGATGTACTATCGCGCACTAATCATGGGACAGGGAGGAAATGTATTAGACAATCTTATACTAAATAGTAAGAGTACAGTTATTACTCCCTCCGGTGAGAACCATATTCCACTCCCACTAACTGCTAGTCCAAGTACAGAAATTTTAAGGGTTGTTAATCCCGCTCCAATCTTGGGCGGACATCCATCCGCACCAGACCAATCAGTTGATACTAAAGTTGTATTGGTTGTCGATAGCACTCGTACAGGACAATCTGTTGATTTACAGCAGTGGAAGAGCGCAGTTGATTCTGGTTACGCGGCTTCGGTTAATAATAAATGTCAATTTGTGGGCGATGGTTCACTCTTAACTGACATATCAGCATCGGCAATAACCGATATGTGTACTCTCTCTACCGACCAGACCATCACCGGCCTGAAGACCTTCCCTGCCGATGGCACGAACGCTCCGGTGTTCAATGGGCACATATCCGACCACCTTCCTGCGCTGAAGTTGATAAACGATGGACCTGCTCCCGAAACGTTGGATGTGTACAGCGCAGGAGGCGGCAACCTGACTGTGTACGCTGGTGCGATGATGACGGACGGAGCGAATGGAAGAATGGCCGCACTCGCCACCGGACTGCTCAAGTCCACCACGACGTCTGGCCTAATCTCCATCGCCACCGATTCCGACTACGTCGCGCCCGCCTTGCTCGCCGCCATGCGGGACCCTACCGGCTTCGCCGACCGGACCAAGTCCACCATCGCGTTCACCGTCGCGGGTACGGGCGCGGGGCAGACGCGCACGTTCGACATCGCCCACGCGGTGGACGCGACATTCGATATCTACTCGGGCGGGGTCAGGTACGCCAAGACGCACGACACGGTAGCCATCCCCGACGAGTCAGGCCTGTACTACATCTACTACTCGACCGTTGGAGTGCTGACCTGTAGCGAGATCAACGCCGCATGGGACATCAAGAGCGCGAACATCCCGGTCGCCACGGTCTACTGGAACGCCAACCTCGACGAGGGGCTGCTTGGCGACGAGCGGCACGGCATACAGATGGACGGCAAGACCCACGAGTACCTGCACGAGACCCGAGGCCCAGCCTTTAGTTACGGCTTAACTGGGACGTTCACTAATACTACCCTAGCGGTGGCGGCAGGGGAATGGTACGACGATGATTTGGAGTATATATTTAGCGGGACTACCACACCAGCCGCTCCGCTTAGCAGTTGTCGCGTGCTTTGGAGGATTGGCACGGCTTGGACGTGGGGGGCAGAGCAGGCTACTTATTTCCACAATGTCTCATCTGTGCCTCAATATAATTCCGGGAGCGCGTCGGCCTTATCCGCGATGGGTATGTCATATTATTCAAACGCATGGTTCTACATAAGCAACCTTGTCAACTCTACCACTGGCGCACATGAACCAATCGTGGTAGTGATGGGGCAGTCCCAGTATGCAAATAACACTACGGGCAGAAACGCTGCCCTTGCTGAGGGACCGGATTCCCTGTTGTTTGGAGCCCTACCAATCGCTGAAATGCTGCTACTATACAAGGTAACCTTTCAGCGCCACGATTCTGGTATAACGTACTATTCGGCGACTGATTATCGCAGGCTTACCAGCGGACCGGCAAATAGCTACGTGGCCACCGACCACTCGGGGTTGAGCCATCTCGACGCGGCGACCTCGGGGCATACGGGCTACGCGTTTACCGGGGACATCTCGACCCGCGACACGCTCGGCCTCGACACCAACGACTCCCCGCAGTTCGCGGGAATCAATCTCGGCCACGCGAGCGACACCACGCTGGCCCGCGAGAACACCGGCTTTGGCGACATGACGGTGGAGGGCAGCCACGTTGTGCGGATGGCAGGAACGCCGTGGAACGACACGCTGGCCGCACTTGCCACCGCTCAAGCGTGGTATCCATTTGGGGACGGCGGAGAACTCGGCCAGTACCCCCACGCCATCGGCCTTTACCGGGTCCACGTGTACATGAGAGTCACCAGCGGCGGTACCACGGGGGCGACCACCAAGTTTTCATTTTCCAACTACGACGCAACGGGAAATGCGGTAGCGATGTTTATTCCGATGGCGAACGACCTCGGCACCATGATGACCGCTGGAGCCTGTCCCCTGACCGCGACCAACCGCGTCTATCATGGAAGCGCACTTGTCTACTCATGCAACAGCGGAACGGGCGAGGACCTTGAATCCATGATGAACATGGAACTGGTAGCTTACACCGCAAACGGGGCTACCGCAGATATCCGCGCCCGGCTGGAGTATCTCGGGGCGTGATGACTACTAAACAAAGTTATACGGAGGAAGCATGATCGCAGCCGCAATACCGTACATCCTTCAAGGAGCAAGCCTCCTCGGAGGGATGATCGGAAAGAAAAAGAAAACGATCGATCCAGAGTACAACCGAAGCCACTTTGGTTCTGGGGCGATCGCAGACGAAGCAGCAAGGATTCAATCTCGTATCCTTTCTAGTGCTTACGGAAACCAATTGATGTCCTCCGCGGCACAAGATGCTCAGCGGTTTCAAACTGGAGTTAACTCTCGTGTGGCAGCGGCTGGATTAGATCCAAGTGGTGGAGGGGAGAGCGGAGCGAGTAACTTTGCTGTCGCTGCTGGAGGGTCAGCACAGGGAGCGATGGAACGAGGGGTTAAAAGTGATATTTATAAAGAAGCCCTCCCAATGGCTCAACAACAGATCGCACAGCAACGAGCAGATTATCAACAAAAAATAGACGAAGAAAACGCTAAGATGAGCACGTGGGAGAAGATCGCTTCAGTCGCCTCTCCCGCCGCCGCTGCATTTATCCAAGGAAGAAATAAAGA